CGGAGTTCCTTTGCGAATACCATTTGAGCGTACATTATCTTATTAAAACCACTACGGTCTCCCCAAAAGTAATCTTCAACTTCGGAGAGAATTTCCAAGCATTCCCTTGTAGCCAATTCTTTGACACCTACGGTAGGGACTTTGTAAGTTTTAACAAAGTTATCTACATCCTTTACGACAGAAGCCTCCAGATTAACCATATGTTGTATTTCCTCAAAAAAATACTTGTAGCCCTTGGATTGAAAATCTTGGTCAACTGTCTGGGGGGCAAGCCCAAGAAGCTCGCCTTTGACAACTTCCAAAGCTTTGATATAACCATCCATGTATCCTCTTAATTGGTTGTCGGATTTTCCCTGAATGGTTTTTGCATATTTTTTTAAGTGATGTGTGAAAATAGTTCTTTTCATATCTATTCTTTTGGTTATCTTATCTTTCGAATGTTAGTTCTATATTGCTATTGCCTTGGAAACAAGAGCTGCACAAAGCGACTCGCAGAGTACCCTGCTCATGTTAACTTCAACGGCATTGCCGATATACTTCTTCTGTTCGGCCTGTGTCCCTACGAGGATATAATTGTCAGGGAAACCCATGATGCGTTTCAGCTCATTTATATTCAACATGCGCATCTTGATGTCTATGATTCCTTTATCTTGCAAGTCATTTCACTGTCCTTTTCAAAAATCCTTATACCGAGACCTTTTTCTGTGGAGATAAGGTAAGGGGGCATCTTATCCATCCGAGCAATCAAAGTGAAACACGGCTTATTGGTATCTCCACCTGCAGAGTTGAACTGTGGGTTCATCAAGAAGCAGTCAACTACTTTTTGCTTCGGTGTTGTCAATACTGCAGGGCAAGGTGCGTCAATGCTGGAAAGTTGACCACCAGCGGAGTATTCATTTGCCAAAAAACGACTTGAAACCAATCCCAGCCTGTCTTTTGTGGTAAGCGTAGGACATGGCGATTCAACAGAATGATTTCCTCCATTGCCATAGTAAGCAGTAACAAAGAAATGGTGATCCTTAGTGGTGACAGTTCCGGCAGGAATGTCTATCGATTGGTTCTTATGCTTTGGACATGAAGCTGACATTGGCAAGCCCCTTTTGGCAAGGCTCGTCAATTCCAGGAACTGCGTATTTTCCTGTCTGGTTCATTGAATTATACTTAACAAGAAAGGTTTCCTTTCCACCAGCAACGAATTTGATTAGCCCTGCGTAAATTCGCTTCAAGGTTTTCTCGCATAGAGACTTCTTCCTGTCAAAGATGCTTTGGCCGGCATCATTCATATCAAGCACTTCACGAACTGGCTTCCATTTCTTATATATATGGAACATTCCATTGTCACCTTCCTTGGAGTAGGTCGGAACAGGAAAAGCTATTGGTAGACCAGTTCTCGCAAATTGGCCGAAGAATCTTTTTCGTGACGTATAAGCCCCGAAATCTGCAGCGTTCAGTAAACGCCAGTCATAACGGTAGCCATAAGACATAATCCTATTGCACCATCTGACATAACTGCGCCCTTTCAATCTTGATATGGGATGCCCTTCTTCATCCATGTCTCCCCAACTCATGAACTCCTCTACATTCTCAATTTGAATATAATCAGGGTCGAGTTGCTCGATATAGCGGAAAAGATGTTCTGCAAGTGTCCGGCTATCAGCATCACGAGGCCGACCGCCTTTTGCTTTGGAGAAGTTGGTACATTCCAACGATGCCCAAAGTACGACCAGGGCATTTGGGTATTTTACACGCATCCGATTCAAGTGGATAGTCAACTCCGTTAGGTCAAGAGTGCGAATGTCTTCAGTAAAATGAAGGGTGTCCGGATGGTTTGCTTGGTGTGATGCAATGGCATTTACGTCATGGTTTACACACGCAATTACTTTTGCACACGCCTGCCCATTAAGCTCTGCTTGTTCAACACCAGTAGTAGTTCCTCCTGCTCCACAAAACAAGTCTATGTACAAAAGTTTAATATTATTCATTTGTCTTCTTCTTAATACTGTTACTTAATCTCGTTTCTTTCCGATGTTCTGCATCATAACGATTGTGACATCGTTGACACAAGGCACGCAGATTATCGGGGTTCTGGAATATGATCAAGATGTGCTATTGTCAGAACAACATATGCAAATTTCCCAGTAAGTTCATTCATCCGATATGTATGGTTCTCAACTCCACAGAACTCACAACAGTTATTCGCTCGTTCAAGAATTGAATTTCTAATTTGTTTCCAATTCTTTGGATAGCGTGATTTGTTTTCTGGTTTAATAGGCATATTATTGTTTTATTTTATTATTACTGATTTTACAGAGTAGAATTTACAATTTCATCTACAGAGTCAAAAGGTGGTTCCCCTAAGAGTTCCTGGCATACATTGATTATACCAAAAGCTTTTTTAGCAGTTTCCTTATTAGAAAAGCTGCTTATTTTTTCTATCATTGTCTCTTTGATGTATTTTAGTTCCTTATTACTAAATTCAAACATTTCAGATATATCACCTTGATGATACAACTTCCCGTTAATATCCTTTGCTGTACCATCACAGTAGATTTGCCTTAGCTCTACCACCTCACCTGTCTTTCTAAGTTTTGCTTTCATGTCTTTTTTTATATGGAGTATTTTTATTGGTTCATTCTTGTTCTTCCTGTTCGGCTGACGTAAAGAGTTTCCGATAGGAACGATACTTCTTCTCTTCATAGGCTAAATCTTCCTCGTAATGCTCTGCATCTTGATACCAGTTCCTGAAACAGTCTGGACATAGCCAGAAATTCAATACGGCGACATAATAGCCTGTATGCGGTGCATGACCACAACGGTCGCAGACACCGATTGCTCCAAAACGTGCTGTCTTGCTTAATAATTCCGTTCTGTCAATCTTCAGGACTCGAAATCCTTTTTCATTTTCTACTGTTTCCATTTTTTCTCCTTTCAGTCTCTATTCCACATCAACCTTATAATTCAAATCAATGACATCGTCTTCATGAATGTGATCTTTCAGCCATTTAAAAGCATCTCTTGGATGATCGTTAAAATCTTCAAAAGGATCGCCTGACCCATATTCTGCCAAATTTTTGAGAGCTTCATATTCTTTTTCACTAACTTCAACGTTACCTAATGTTGCAGTGTAGGTAACCTTTACTGTTAAATTCTTTATTGTCTTCATATATCAACTTTTATTGGTTATTTTACTTTCTCTTATGTGATATTATTGCAATGTGGCAAGCTATGAAAAATAACAGTTCTAATTGTACATTTTCAACATCTAACCCCAAAGCATAAGTAAGAAGTATGAATAATAATACTGCTATGTCTATTCTCACATTCATGCTATTGTATATTTTATAAACAACTTTCCCCTTCTGAAATCGGAATATCCTTCAAAGAACAATCAAGATAATATGTTGATTCTATTGTCAAATCTTTCTTATATCTTGAAACAGAACCCTGTCATCATGCTTATCGAAGTAAAATATCTTACCTCCGCAACAAGTATCAAGGATTGGGCTATTTATCATATTCGTTTTCTTTTATATTAAACATTTCTTTACAGACATCCTCTGCTATTTTCCGGGCTTCTTTCTTGGTGATGTATTGGTCATCGCTTTCCTCTTCTTCATTCCATGAATCTACTTCTTCCTCTTCTATATTCCACCCCCCATACTCTTTCTCAATTTGCAGGAAGAACCATAAAAAGATAAAAATTGCACCTATCCATCCTAAGAAGCCAATATGGAGTACCCATGAGAAATCAGCCATCAACAGTCCTCCAATCAGATATACAACAAGGGCAGCAATTATGAAATAAAGCAAATGTTTCATTTTGTATGTACTTTTAATATAATATAAAATGTGTTAACGAAGTTCTAATTGTACATGGAAGTGATACTCATTGCATAAGCAGGCAATTTGTCTGACAGCATAGGGGTCCTCTCCATAAGGAAAGAAAATCATACGTTCCTTGGTCAAGCATCTGACTCCTTTCTTTCTTAAATTATACAAGAGGTTAGTCCGTCTCTTTGTCACTCTGTCCATGTGTGCTGAAATTTTCTTTAAGTAGCATATTGTCCTTATGGAATGCAGTTTCAATGTGTTCAACCAAATCTATTAGCCTAGTGTCATACATATCATACATCTGGTACATCAGTTCAGGTGTCGGACGTTCGGACAAATCAAGGATGAAAACTTTCTTGCCTTGCCCCTTCATCCAACCTGCTTCTGAATGGGCAGAACGACCACAAGGAAGAAGAAGTACACAGTAATCTGCTTCGTGCATGGCACGAAAGTCTTTTTCAAAGGCGTTTGTTGCTTCAGGATGATGTAGGTTCTGTTTGAAATCCTCACAAGTCCAACTCTTTACATCCTTATGAAGATTTTCCCAGCTAAACCCACTTAGAGACTGGTCCTCAGGATGTTTGAAGTCATAGGTCTCATAATCCTGAAAGCGTAAAACTTGCAGCACTGTTTCATAGTGCTTATTACGCCAACTACTGGCTAAATATATCTTTAATGGTCTCATATCACAAACTATTTTAATAATCCCCTACACAACATTTCCACATATTTAAGACTGTCTCTTATGACTGGGTAACTAAGACTATCAAATTGCCCTCTTTCAAGACTTTCTATCTGCTTGCTATATACGGATGGATCGTTATTATACTTATTTAATAGGAAGTATCTTAGCCACATATCTGCACCCCGAGGACGTGGTAAGTCTAAGAAATCTAAGACTAATACCGATAATCGCTTCTGCTCTGTTCTGTTGAGTACGATGCACTCTCCAGTCTCTTTATCAATCCAGCTGCAAAGCATGTGTGCTGTGTTATTCTCTCTGTCAATGCTTATCTGAAAGCATGAGATTCCGAATAGCTTCTCTATTCGCTCTGCCAGGCATTGCAATTTCCATAGGGTAATTGTCTTTTTTATTAGAAAATTAATCTCCCTGATGAGTTTCATGCTGGCAAAAGGCTTGAAATTCTTCTTCTCATAGATTAAGGATAGCAGCTCTTCTCGTTTCTGTGAGTAAGTGACTACTTGATAAAATTCAGGCATGGGTAATAAATCCGAAAAGCCTGTTTTGATGGTTAGAACATTGTCAATCATATCTTTACTTGTTAGCATTTATACTGAAAAATGAAATTACATCATTTTCTATTTTCTGAATTTGTCATCATCATAGCTATGGCTTATTTCATAATAGAAAGCTGCAGCTAAGGCAATAAACAAAATAATGAAGACTATTATATACGTCATATCTTAAGGATATATATAAAAAACACTTCTATTAACTATCATCTGATGGAATTTCAACTGCCTTTGCAAACTGTAATAGGTTTGAATACCCTTTATAAAGTGTATTGCAGGGTACAGCATATCTTCCATATCTATCTATTAATGTTTGGGTAATAGTGTTTCCTGTGACATCGTTAGGAAAGAATAGATAGACTCTGTTGTAATCGTCACCTTCTATGAGTAGATGAAGGAAGTTTCTAACATCAGACATGATGATGACATCACAATCTGAAGGGAGACGGATAAAGCCATTATCTTGCAAAGATAAGTAGGCTAAATAGTCTGTTACATCATGGAAAGCGCAGAGTCTACTACTTTTCTGCTCTTTCCTTGCTGGTAGAAAACTTATTCCAGCATTTTTCAGAGTTATAGGTTTCGTTGTGAGTTCATGACTAACAAACTCTATTCCTTTGTTCTGATTTATAATACCAATTCCTCGATACACTTTTGAAAAGTATCGATAGGATATTTCATGAACAGCTGGGAGCTGCTTTACATCCATATTCAAGATACTTTGTGTATCTGTAAACTCTTTGACGTGAATATGTTCAGGTCTTTGTTCTGATGTACTGATAAACGATTTAGACATAAGCTTAAAATCAATTTTATGAGTTATTGTTGACTATTAATTAGAGCTTGAAGCTCTTTGTCTGTGTGACCCAGGCGGAAGAAATCACTTATATCTTTTTCTGATTTACTTCCTGCAAGGGGAAGATCTAACTTAAAGACATTGTACTTCTCTCTATACTGTTGTACACGTAATTCTGATTCTTTTCTACCGGTTGCGTCAGTATCATACAGAAAGATTATCTTAGAGAAACGCTTAGAGAGATCTTCAAAGATACTTTCAGGTATGTTGGCAGTCTCACTATTGAAAGTAAGGGCAGAAAAACCATGCGAAGCAAGGGACATTACGTCTTTTTCTCCTCCTGTAATGAATACTACGTCACCTTTTACAGGTAATTGCTCATAGCCAAAGATATAAGGCTTTGGAAAATGACCTGCATACATGAAGCGCAGCTTAGCCTTTGGCCGATAGATTTTAACCCTGCTACTACCATCAAAGAAATATCCATAAGTGGGAATAGCTTTTGACCCATAAACAGCAAACTCCCCACCTGAAGCCTTCGTAAACGTACAGCTGATGATACTTCTTACATTGTAACGTTTCAGGGTTGCAAGGTCAATACCATATTCTTTCCAATAGCTTTCTTCCCATGGCATGAAAGGCTGTGTTTCTACTTTGAAACTTGCTATGCTGCTGCAGGAAGTCTTATTCTCTGAAGGAATTTGTCGTGAGACAGCAATATGATGATTGGTGTTGGCAGCGTCAAATACTCCGAGGCAAAGATCACGGTCTATGACCTGAAGAACTTCACGAAAATTGGTTTTCGTATTGATATGGCAAAGTTTTCCTACAATCGTAAAACAGTTTCCACAAAAGCTGCTGTCACCAAAATCTTGAAGATAGTATTGCTTATCTCCACAACTTCTATTGTTGACATATAGATGACAAGATGGTCGGCTATCTTCCCGAAAGGGGTTACGAAATGTCTTCTTTAGACATTTCTCACCGAGGTAGTGAACAAAGACATCTAATCCTCCACCTGTTAGCTGTAATATTCTTTGTGCTTCATTCATAACTGTGTGAAGTTTTTAATTTGTGACTTACTTATGCTTGCTGTATCCGATAAAGGAGTTGTACGCCTCTTCCGAAGAACTTTTGTAAAACAAGACTTAATGTTTCAATATAACTACTTTCTAACTTCTCATAGAGTTGTTTGTTAGGAAGGGCAAGCAATAGTGTCTTTGTCGTCTCGTCATATGACTCAAAGGAAAGTTGCTTGAAGATTGAAGTAAAAATTCTTTCACTGACTATCTTCTCAAAGGCTGACATACATTTGCCCCATAGAGCTATACCATAATTCTTTAGGGGAGTAGATGACTTTAGCTGGACTCTTAATCGAGAGGCATTACGCTTATACCAATTACAGAAATAATCTAAGAAAGCATCTAAGCTGTTTGGAACTACTTCCTTTCGACATTTCAGGTTGGCCAAAAACAGGGTTAGTGCGGTATAAAGAGTTTCTTTGCTCGAAAATCCATAGAGCTGCTGCATGGAACACACCCACTCGTCATCTGAAACAAGTTCCTCAATGGACGAAAAATTTTGCGAAAGCGAGTTATTATAATAATTATCATCTCTTTCTCTATCTCTATCTCTATTCTCTTTTATAATATGTTCGCGCGCGTAGTTACCTTCGTAATCAGTTGGTAACGTTTTTGAAACGTTTTCTTTTGGTCTATTATTGGTCTTCTTTTGGCCCACTTTTAGCCCACTTGCGTTATAACTTTCTGATTTACCATTAGTTACAAAATTATTGGTAACTTTCTCGTGAAGATTTTGTGAGGAAATCTTTTGGTTAACTTTTGGCCCACTTATAGACTCTTTATTGGACCGTTTTTGGACCTTTTCACAAGGTAACTCCATGGCTGAATTTTCACTATATTCAACAATATCTGCATCAATATAACCTTCGTTAGTAGTGCTATCTTTGGACAATTTTGGACCAATTACAGGAAGATTATCCTTCATGTAATCCGAAAACTCTATCAATCGAACTGATGAGAGCTTATTTTGCCCATCATAGCCTACATTTAAAATTCCATATTTACGAAGTCTTAAAAGACCTTCTTTGATTTCCTTTAGTGTTAACCCTGTAAGTAAGCTGATTTTCTTAATATCAAACCACTGGGGATCTTCATATCTATCATTTTCTGAATAAGAATGGAGGAGGATATGAAGATATAGATGAAGAGTCTTTGCATCTACAAAGAAATCCTGGAAGTCTAAATCATAATACAGCTTTACCCAGCCACCTCTCACATTCTGTAAAGAAAGAAACTTATTAAAGTCTCTTACTGTTATAAGGACTCCATTACGCCTTAAAGAAGAGACATGAATAACACCTGCTTCCTTTAACTTGTCGAGAGACTTGCGAGCAGACTTGCGAGTAACCTGCAAGAACTCTGTCATACTCTGAATAGAAGTGCGGAATTGTCCTGGCATTGTAAGCTGATTGAAGAAGGACTTATCTTCTCTTTGGGCATTCAGAAAGATGTGCAAAAACATCTGCACAGCATTGCTGTCATCATAGAAAGAACAGTTATAGAACTGTCTCATCAAACCAATCCATTTGTAATCTCCCATAATCTATCTATTTTCAGGGTCAATGGCAATAGCCTTTAATTGTGTGTGCTCATTGAGATTCTCTAAATCATCAATGACTCTTCCTGTTTCGTCTACCAAAACAAAAGATGTAATTGGTAATCTGTTATTGGCGATTTTCATATAGCTTCTTGATTTGATAATGGTTGTTCTGACTCAATTCTAAAAGAGAGGATAGCTATCCCACGGTTGCCCCGGACAGTAATACTATTATTTGTATGGCTGATATGCTGAATCCTTGATAGCAAGGATTTACCATGATGCCATCTAACTTTGGCTCCTAACATAAGGGTGAGGATGTTATCGAATCTTTTTTCTATATCTTCTTTCGTACCAATTTCTCTATAGAGAGATGGGGTAATCTGAAAAAGAAGATCTACAAGCCATAATGGCTTCTTTTGCACATGGACCTCTTTAACAATATGATACATAGACACTTGAATTAAAAAACAATGTGATTACTTTTCCGTCGGATGTATACATACTGGATTATACCTGTCCTTGTAAACTCCTTCTCGCTTCAAAAGTTTATAGATGGTACTTTGTTCCATATAAAATTCATTAGCGAGAGCACGCATAGCTGCCTTAGGCGTAATAAGGTTACTTAATATAAGTGAACCATAATCTTTGATATACTTGTCTATTACCAACTGCCTACGTTGAACGGTCGGAGTTTCATAGACTAATATTTTATTAAGATCTTCCCTAGTTTCACTGGGTAGACTAGCAACTACTGCTGGAGTAAGCTTTGGAAAACGTTTCCGATGCTTACGCTTCTGCTCTGCTAATTCGGGATTATACACACCATCATCGCCAACATTACGGTTTATCTCACGTAATATCGTCGTACGATCAACTTTAAGAACTTTTGCAATTTCTGCGAAGTCCTTGCCTTCTTTAAGAAGTCTGGCAATTTCTTGCCGTTTGGATAAATCTAATTGCTTGCTCATTGTCAATGCTAAAAGTGTTAAATGGGGAAGATTTTCTTCTTTTACCCAGTTTTTTGTGCATTGACAGTTGTGTTTTTCTCGAAGCTATTACACTTCAATAGCCATTGATAGTCAACATATTATAGTGATTGTTCAAAGGTGTAATTAACACTTTTAACAAATTGTACTTCTATATTGAACTGACGGAAGAATAGAATCGCTATCCGATAGCGTTCGGCAGTACCATATCCTCTGCCGATGGTCTTGATTTCTTCATACTGACTA